ATATTTGTGAGAAATGTAATATAGACATATTAGATTTTTTAAATGAAAATAATCAATGGTTTCTATTAGATAATAAACAACTGTCACCAGGTATGTATAGAGTACAAAATTCTAAACTATTGAATAAATCATGTAGCGAATTGGTGTGGGCTAAAGATCAAGTAAGAATAAAAGAAGAGTGCTATCCTATAGGAGATGTTTTTGGTATAGACATATATGAAGCAACTCATATAAAAACTAATCAAAGCATTTTTGTAACTGCTGGAGAATTAATACGATGAGATATGCAGGAAGAGCTAAAGGCCAAAAGATAATACCATATACACACGCAGTTGTACAACCAAATGCACCTAAGTCTCGATATATATTAAGTTTTCACAGTAGTGAAAAAAAAGCAAAAGAATATGTGGATAAGTATTCAAAACATGTTCCTGGTGGATTATCTGTAATTAAAAAGGCAGGTAAGAGCGCAAAGACAGATTATTTTAGTGAAGAAGTAGATCCTATGTTACAAGAAAATCTTTGGGACAACATTCGTAAACGTAGAGCTTCTGGAAAAAAGATGCGTAAAAAAGGTGAAAAAGGCGCGCCTACACAGGATGCTATAAAATCTGCACAAGGCAAAACTGAAGACATGACATCTACTGCTTCAATACCAAATCCAGCTACAACAGCAATGGGACCTCGTATTAAGACAACCACTATGCACGATAAGCGTAGAAAAAAAGATCAATTTCCAGTATTATTAAAAAGATTTAGAAAATATATAGAAGATCATGGCTAGGCTATATCTTTTAATATTCATTATCGGCATAATCGGTGTAGTAGGTTATGGCGCTAAATACTATTACGACACAACACAAAATAGAATAGCTATTCTTACAAAGAATAACACTACACTAAAAGTGGCTATTGAAACATCTGAGAAAAGTATTAATAGTTTAAAAACTAATATAGCTAAGATGGCAGGTTTAAATAAAGTATTACAACAAGATCTGCAAAAAGCAGAATCTTATGGAGATGAATTAAGATCTAAATTGAGTAAATTAGATTTAGTAGTTGAAGCTTTAAAAGATTCAAAAGTTTTAGAAGGAAAAATGAATGGCTCAAGTTATACATTATGGCAAGGTATTATGCAAGAAACTGGTAATACTAACAAGTCTGATAAGCCTAGCTGGTTGCAGCGGTCTAAGGATGGAACCGGAGATAAAGACGGTAACAAAAATAGAACAAATAACAATACCAGTAGTAGCAAGACCGAAGCCATTAAACCTAAGTGACACAAGAGTATTTGTAGTCACAGAAGATAACTATGAAGAGTTTGTAAAAGACTTTAAAGAAGTTTATGGCGAATTGGCTTATGTTGCATTAAGCATGAAAGATTATGAAAACTTAGCAATAAATATTGCAGATATAAGAAGGTACTTAAATCAACAAAAACAAATTATAGCATATTATGAAAAGGCAGTTAAACCTAAAGAGGAGAAAAAATAATGGACTATATTTTAGACTTAGCAATACAATTTTGGCCTATGGCTACATTTATTATATTAGTGATTATAGGTTTTATTATTAATATGTTTGATAAGAAAATAGATAATATAATAAATTTTAAATACAATGATTATCCAGAAATGAAACCAATTAAGATCGCAACAAAAGGTAAAGGCTTTTGGGGTGCAATATTATTATGGTCATTTGGATCAAGACATTGGGAAGTAACTAAAGACTTTAAGTATTCTTTGAATGGTCAAAGTTTTGTAATACCAGCAGGATTTAAATTTGATGGCGCAAGTGTACCAAAATTCTTAGGTCAGTTTTTATCACCTGTTGGAGTATTATTGATAGGTGGTTTGATTCATGACTATGGATATAAGTACGAAACACTATTAATAAATAAACATAGTAAGTTAACTTTAGGTGTTAAGTCACAGAAATGGATGGACGAAACATTTAGAGATATTAATATTGAAGTCAACGGATTCTACTTATTGAATTATCTTGCTTATTGGGCATTGAGAATAGGTGGATTTGTTGCATGGAATAAACATAGAAAAGTAAATGCCCAAATAGGAGATTAGTATGAAAGTAGGCGAACAAATAATATTAGCAGCTAAAAAACAAGCTGAAGGTGAAGTAGAAATTCACAAAGCAAATATAGAAGTATATAGAACTATGCCAGCTGGCATAGGTGAACACAGCGATGTAACACAAGCAGTAATGACTGAATTAGATAAAATGGCTGCAGCATATGATAGAATTGAAATGATTGAAAAATTCTTTTCAAAAAATGATGATTAATTCCTTTACAAAAGCAGTTTTTTAATATATAATAGATATAACAATCACAAAAGATAAGAGGATAAGAGATGCAACAATTCGTTGACACAAGGAATTTTTTGTCTCAAACTAAGTTCTACGAAGGCTATTCGCGTTATAAAGACGCTGAAGGCAGATATGAATCTTGGGACGAGGCAGTAGATCGTGTAATAGATATGCACGAACAACATTATATAGTTAATAATAATAGATTACAACCATTTGTAGAAGAAGCTCGCTCAGCGTATAAAGAACAAAGAGTTCTAGGCGCACAACGTGCTTTACAATTTGGTGGTGATCAATTAATGAAACATCAAATGAGAATGTATAACTGTACATCTTCATATGTTAATAGACCGGAATTTTTTGGCGAGGTATTTTATATCTTGTTATGTGGTGCTGGTGCAGGTTTCTCTGTACAAAAACATCATATTAAAAAATTACCGAAACTTCAAAATAGAACTAAGCAAGCGAAAGGTTATATAGTTGAAGACTCAATAGAAGGTTGGGCTTCAGCATTAGACATATTAATGTCATCTTTCTTTGTAGGTGGGGGCAAATACCCAGAATACGAAGGAAGAAGAGTATACTTTGATTTATCGCAAATAAGACCTAAAGGCTCTAAAATATCTGGTGGATTTAAAGCACCAGGGCCAGCTGGTTTACGTAAATCACTTGATAAAATAGAACACTTACTTCAAGGTATTGTATTAGATTCCAAAGAACCACTTCCAATAAAGCCTATAAACGCGTATGATATTACTATGCACGCAGCAGATGCAGTATTATCAGGTGGCGTAAGAAGGTCAGCTACCATTTGTCTTTTTTCTCCAGATGATGAAGAGATGATGAAAGCAAAAACTGGTAATTGGTTTATGGATAATCCACAAAGAGGCAGGTCAAATAACTCTGCAGTTATTGTAAGAGATAAGACCACCCCTGAAGAGTTTGGCAAGATTATGGAATCTGTCAAGCAATTTGGAGAACCAGGATTCGTCTTCGTTGAATCTACAGAACATACTACAAATCCATGTGTGGAAATTGGTATGTATCCTCAGATCAATGGTAAGTCAGGTTGGCAAGGTTGCAACCTAACTGAAATTAACGGAGGGAAATGCAATACCGAGGAGGACTTTTATAAGGCATGCCGAGCAGCGTCCATCCTCGGTACCCTACAAGCTGGGTACACAGACTTTAAATTTTTAACTGACACATCAAAAAAGATTTTCGAAAGAGAAGCTTTACTTGGAGTATCAATTACTGGTTGGATGAATAATCCAGATATTCTTTTCGATGCAGAGATACTTGAAAAAGGTGCAAATATTGTTAAAGAAGTTAATAAAGAAGTTGCAGCTATTATTAAAATTAACCCTGCAGCAAGAACAACTTGTGTAAAACCAAGTGGTAATGCTTCAGTATTATTACAAACTGCTTCTGGTATTCACGCTGAGCATTCACCTATGTATATTCGTAATGTACAAATGAATAAAGAATCAGAAATAACACAAGCTATTATGAAGCAAAATCCTTATATGGTAGAAGAATCAGTTTGGTCATCTACTGGTACAGATGTTGTTATTTCATTTCCAATATTACCTAAAAAAGGTTCTATGTATAAAGATGATTTATTAGGTATTAAACATTTAGAACTCGTTAAGAAAGCTCAAAAGCATTGGGTTGAAACAGGAACTAATGAAGAACTTTGTGCTGATAAGGGTATTAGACATAACGTATCGAATACTATTATTGTAGACGACTGGGATAATGTAGAAAAATACGTATATGAAAATCGTGGTGCCTTTGCCGGTATTTCATTCTTAGCAATGACTGGTGATAAAGATTATAACCAGGCTCCAAACACTGGTGTGATCGATGCTAAAACTATGGTTAAGAAATACGGTGATGCTTCAATCTTTGCTTCTGGTTTAGTTGTTGATGCTCTTAAAGTATATCCAAATCTATGGGATGCATGTTCAACTGCTCAAGGTTTTGGTTTAGACTTATCAGTCGAATCTTCAGAAAACTCTGCTAGAAAAGATTGGGTACGTAGATTTGAAAACTTTGCAGATAATTATTGTGACGGCGATCGCAAAGTATCTGAAGGTTGTTTAAAAGATGCTTATCTATTACATAAGTGGAAAAAAATTCAATCAAACTTAAAACAGATTGATTGGAAAGAAGATATAACAGAAAAGAAGTATACAGATGTTGATACCCTCGCAGCGGCTGCATGTGCAGGCGGTGAATGTGAAATCGATTTCTAAGATAATTTCACCATGCGTAAGCATATGCAAAGTAGAAAATAAAGTGTGTATTGGATGTGGAAGAACTACTCAGGAAATAGCTGAGTGGTTCAAAGCATCTGACAGAAGAAAGAGAGAGATCATTGAAGGATTATCAAATAGAGTGTGAAGAATGTTATGAAACATCATACGTTGCAACTGAAGAACAACCATTATATTGCCCTATGTGCGGAAGAAGAGCAGAGTCAGAAGAGGTAGATAAACCTAAATAATATTATGTGGTATTATAATGACAAGCTTTATGAAGCAACACCAGAAGAATTTCAAGGATTCGTTTATGAAATCACAGAACTCGACACCAACAAAAAGTATATTGGAAAGAAGAATTTCTGGAAACCTAAGACTCTCCCCATTACTAAAAAACGTAAGAGACGAGTACGAACGCGTGCAGAGTCTGACTGGAAACAGTATTACGGTTCGTCCAATGAAGTATGCAAACTTGTGGAAGAACGCGGTACCGAAAAGTTTAAAAGAGTAATACTAAAACTCTGTAAAACAAAGGGTGATATGTCATACTATGAAGCAAAGCTTCAATTTGATAATAACGTATTATTAAATAATGAATATTTTAATAATTTTATTGGTTGTAAGATACATTCAAAACATTTAACATGTTAATAACAAACTTTAAAATAAGTGCATTTTTTAGTGTACATTTGCTTAAAAGTATGGTATAATATAATTATAAAATGAAACAAACGGAGAAGTTTATTATGGAAAATACTAAAAACAAAATTGAATATATCACTGAAATAACATTTGATAACGGAATTGATCTTGCAGGTTTCGGTAAGACCGAAGACGAATCAATCAATTCTGCTCTATCGTTGTTTCCATATACTACAAATATACGTACTTATACTTTATCGGACTTAGCTTCTTTAAAGACTTATAAGTTACCACAACATCATACTGCTAATGAGTTAGTGTAATGGAAAATAATAAATCAAACATCGTCAACTTTAAAAAGAAAGTTGATGAAAAATTTAAAAAAGAGAACGAAGTGATTCTTACTTTGGACGATGATGAAGGTACAGAATTCGTGTTCGAAATGGATTTGGAAGATGAAGACCTATAACGAAGTGGAATTATTAAAACTGCAATTAGCAGAAGAAACTAAAGAAAAATATCTTTTGTATAAAAGAATTAAGGAGCTTAACGAAAAAATTGAAAAGTATGAAAATAAAACTAATTAACATGTTATGTTTGTTTTCCTTTACTTTTAGACGAAACTATGGTATAATATAATTATAAAATGAAAAAAGCGGAGAATACCAAATGCAATTTAAAAAACAAATCAAAGACATTCAATTCGATGATGATGGCGTATCAGAAGCTATCGTCATGGCCTCAGCTGCTGGTTGGTATGTGGGTAAGATAGATAATTCCGAAGGATTTATCCAGCCCTGGAATAGGTACAGCGATTATTTCGCCACGCCTGAGGAGGCACAAAAGGAACTAGACATATATGCCTAGTCCTTCAGAAATACAATCAATGCTACCACTATATTTTCAACTGCTTTTTTTCGCAGTAGCTGCAGCATTGATTGTAGGTGTATTTTTTTCTATAGTTGGTTGGTTCTTTCGTAATGCAATTGTGATTATGATTATCGTTGCGATATTGTTTGCCATCAACTATGGATATATTGATTTAAATAAATTATTTGGAGCCGTTAACTATGACAATGCATCTATTACCAGTCTATTACAACGATAATAGTACCAAAAAGAAAAAGCCTTTTCGCAAACCAGGTTGGTTAAAAGCTCAAGCTGAACATGATAAATGGTTAAAAGCTCGAGGTGTTCATCCGGATCAATTAAAGAATAAAGATAAAGATGTCGGAATTAAAGCTCCTAATTATAAAGAGCTTTCACGTTCTCTACCAACAAGCAATCACATAGGTCGTGTAGCTGGTAAGTCCAAAACAAATGCGTACACTGGTACATTCATAACAGGTATTGCTACAATGCATAAATCAAATATGGTACCTGTAAGCAAAAACACAGATCCTAAAGAATACGCAACAATGCGTAGAAACTAATTAACATGTTCACAACAAACTTTAAAATAAGTG